ACAACCTCAAATGCTCTTGGATGCTCACTTGCTTTCGCTAAATCAATCAGAGCATCAAGTGCTTCTGTGCCCTTTTCGATTACACCATAAAGATTTTCTCTGGCATATTTGTAGTCTGAATCTATTTCTTGAGTGTCATGAGTATCAGTCTTAGCAAGTTCTGAAAGAATTTCTTTATCTCTTTCCATGATATCTTGCATTATCTCAAATTGACTTTCAACATTTGCTTGACTGTCAACATTCAATACTTTATCTAATCCATCAGCCACATTATTTTTCATATCATCTTATAACTGTTGAGAAGTTATTCCCTGTAAAGAAGTTTTCAGTATCAAAAGCAAATCCATAAGTAGAATTGGCACTGATAGTGCTTCTATCTACACTTGCTGATGAGTTAGCAGTAGGTGATCCATTCGCAAGTTGTCCTGGCGTCAAGGTAATTCTTTCTGCTTCAAAAGCAGAAGTATTTGCTGATGGTTCAATATGGAAGTCAAGTTGTGTTCTTGTAATAAGTCCTTTGTTTGTAACAGGTCCGTAGATATAACCCTTGACTGTAAAGGTAAATGTATATATGATTGCTCTACGAGTTTGAAAGTCTGCTTCATATGTGTCTTCTAATGACATACCTGTGAGAACTGTTGGCACATCAACATAGATTCCAAGAGATGGCACAATCTTCACAGAGTTTGTCCACTCTGGGCGAAAGTATGGTAGTATTTGTTCTACGACTTGAACTGCATCTTCATTATTTGCAAACATACCATAAAGAGTGATATCGATATTGTATGGTGCTGGTGCCCATCCAGAACGCAAGGCATTGTTACCAGAACCAATTGATGTAATTCGATTCTGCTTATTCATCTGTCTTGTAGAATCATAAGAGAAGCCAGTAATCTCAAATGCAAGTCTAGGCAAAACAGCACCCACGCCTCTGTCTAGATTTGCATCTTGTCTAATACGAGCAAGAAACTTTTCTTTTGGACCATAAGCAATAGGCACACGAATAGTCTGCACAGCAGTTCCAGCATTGTTGTAACGAACTACATCAATGTCATTAAACATATTACCAAACATGATAATATATTTTCTGATTGCACTGTGATAATCAAACTGTCCAAACATTACCAACTACCTCCTTCAGAGAACGGATTACTTTCAGAGAAGTCTAGGAATGAACCAAGTGAACCAGCAGAAGTTGTTTCTGTTTGAATATACTCATTGTTTGCTGTTGTAGCAATATTGTCAACTCTGTAGTCTTCTGCAACAATATCAGATCCATCTTCAGCAATGACAACATCTCCATTTTCCATAAGCAACTGATAGTCTTGCATAACAGCAGAGTGTGTTGTCTGCAAATCATCGATTGCGGCAATTCCAGTATCAAGTTCTTCGTGTGAGTATTCAAATGCTTCACACTTCAAATCATACATCTGTAGTTCACCCATTTGATAGAACACAGATTCATCTTCAACAAACTTAACTTCAAATAGTGTTTGTGTGAGTGGGAAGTAAATCAAATCGCCTTCAAGAGGTCTTAGTATTGCATCACCATCATCATCTGTAATGACTTGTGTGTCATCAACCTCTTCTAGCCATCTTCTCTTTGCAACAGTGAATGTCATCTCATCACGAATCTCTACATTAAACTTAGATAAGAAGTCACCTTCTCCTTCAAAGCCCTCAACATTTTTGATATACATTTCAAGTTCGTATGCATCGTCAAATTTAGACAACACATCTTCACCAAAGAGATTATCTTCTTTGATGAGTGTTCTTGGAATATAATAACAGTCATAACCATATATCTTGATAGACTCAATAATCAAGTCTTCAAGTAGTGTTTGCTGTCCAAAATGTGAAAAGTTATTAAAGTAGAGGTTTGTAGCCATCAGTCATTATCCAATCATGTCCATTACAGGCATAGAGAACTTAGAGATAATCTCTTCTTCTAATCTTTTAATTTCTTCGTCTGCTTCTGACCAGATTTGTTGACCGTTGAATGTTAGACCTCCGGGTAACTGCATACCTTCAAACTTCTTGAGATTTTCACCCCATTGACGCTTGAATAATTGTGTGCAATAACCACGCAACCAATAGTCGCCCCATACTTGTGTGTATGTATCTGGATCGATTACACGATAGCATTCGATAATGAGATACTCGCCAGCAGTTACTCTTGCTGACCAGTCCATATCGATGTATAGTCTATCCATGTGACGAGAAAAGCGTAGTGGTTGTTTACCCACAAAGATTTCTTCCATGAGAGCAATACGCTCCATAGAAGAGACATAGTTTTGAAACTGCGAATGCGCCCAGTCATAGATTTCGTTCAAAGTAATCTGATAGCGCAAGTTGAATAGATTGTTTGCGTTTAGTCCAGTTCCTACAGGAAATAGATTTACTACACCCGTAATTGTAGTTGGAATAGAGATGTATTCGTTTGTGATGTCAGATGCAGAAACTTGATGCTTTAGAAATGTTCTCTCTGTGCCATCAAAGTGATAGTCACGATAAAACTCTAATGCATCATCAATTCTATCCTGCATCTGGTCTTCATCAATATTAATCTCAACTACTGGATGACCCAATCTACGAAGGCAGTATTTTTTTAATTCTGTTCTTGAGCGAGGATTTGCCATAGTTAATAGTTCCAGAAGTTATTGTTTCTGGAACTATTTATATGTTTTGTAAACTACGATTCGTTTATTGCTTTTTCAATTCAGCAATTTCTGCCTGTAGTTCATTGATTGCTGACACTAGAAGGCCGATGACCTGGTCATATTCAACTGTTTTATACTCAGTTTCAGCATCGCCTGTCTGCATTTCCATAACTTTACTGGTTACAGCAGAAGGTAGAACTTCTTCAATTTCTTGAGCAATAACACCAGCACCAGATTTACCATTATGCTTATAATCGAATGTATAACCACTAATCTTAGAAACTTTTTCTAGTGCATCATCAATTTGTAGAATGTTTTCCTTAAGTCTACGGTCAGATACCGTTGTTGAGAATGCAACAACATCACCATCGACATGGAGGTCACCATCATTTTCAAGGCGCATTTCTTCGGCGCCGGCTGTATACCAACGAATACCAGTATCAGAGTCATAGTGGGTGTAGTCGTGGGTGTTACCACTATAGATATCATCGGTGGAACTATTACGGCGTCTATCATTTTCTAAACGAAACTCTGTGCCACTGAGAGTCATACCATAATCACCGCCGGCTGTGTAAGTCGTATTGGTATCTGTAACAGTTTCAGTTGCAGAAGCAATAGCAGTCACATGGCCATAGGTATCAAGGGTGATATCTTGAATATATGTTCTACCAGAGTTGTTGACAGAAGCCTGTGAAGATGTATCAGCGTGTGAGATAGTTCCAGAACCAGTGATTGTTCCACCAGTTAGACCACCACCAGTAGCAACACTTGTCACAGTACCAGTAGTCGTTGAGAAACCAGCATCGTTGTTGAAGATACTTAGTCCGATTTCGTTTGCGGCCTTTCTTCTATCTGCGCCACCATCTAGAACAATAAACTCATCTGTTCCTATCATAGTCGCAGTCATATCAGTGAGTTCAGACATATCAAGCGCAAGAGAGATAGACCCTGATGATGTGACTGTGCCACCACCAGAAAGACCTGTGCCTGCTGTCACTCCAACTGATGTCACAGTTCCAGTTGTGGTTGAATATCCAGCATCGTTGTTGAAACCAGAAATTGCAATGTTGCCTTTTGTCAACTTGTGTTGTGAACCATCAGCACTATCTACAACTACAAAATAATCACCATCAGTATTTGTTGTGGATGTTGCGAGTTCATTCAAATCTAGTGAAAGAGTATGCGTAGTTCCTTCACCACTTGTTGCCGCAGATGAATCTATACCAGTTCCACCAGTGATTGTCGCAACATAGTTACCACTTGTATCAGTTCCAAGCACCACATCGTTATTGTATGTCGTAGCGATAGAAACCGCATTAGCAGAGAATGATGCTGAACCAGTGATATCGCCTGTTAGTGTGACTGTAGCAGTAGCACCTAGTTTCTGTCCAATGTTAGTAGAAACTGTGGTAGCAAAGTTAGCATCGTCACCCAAAGCGGCGGCTAGTTCATTGAGAGTATCCAATGCCGCTGGAGCAGAATCTACAACACCAGCGACAGCATTATCAACATATGTCTTGTTAGCGGCGTCTGTTCCAGCACTTACTGTATCAACACCTTGAATACGACCTGTTCCACCAAGTGTAATATCACCACCAGAAACAGTCAAGTCTCCAGTAAGTGTTACATTGTCTGGAAGTCCGATTGTTACTGCGGCTGTCTCTGAACCAGAACCAGATACTTCAACTTCGTTTGCAGTGCCTGAGATAGTCGCAACATAGTTACCAGTTGTATGTGTTCCCAAATCAACTGAGTTGTTTTGTTGAGTTACAGCAATCGAAACTGTATTACCTGAGAAAGCAGTAGGTCCGCCAGCAACATCACCAGTGATTTCAACTGTAGCAGTGGCACCCAGTCTGTCACCAACAAGCGTTTGAGTATTAGCAACAGTCATACGATTGTCTAGTGCCGCTTGCAATCCATCGACATTACCAATGATATGATTGTGTGAGTCATCAGCAATTGTTGTAGTGATTGAAACAGCATTACTACTGAAAGATGCTGAACCAGAAACATCCCCTGTCAGAGTAACAGAAGCAGTTGCACCCAAACGAGCCGCAACAAGTGTTTGTGCATTAGCAACAGTAATCTTATCATTTGTAGAAATCGTAGCATCAAACTGAGAACCATCTGCGGTATCAATGCGTAGAGTGGAGTTTGCACTATAGTAATTAAGGTCAGAAACGCCTGCTACTGAAGTGTTCGAGATGTTTGTAATACGACCTTTTGCATCAACAGTAATGACAGGAACAAGAGAGCCGGAACCAAATGTGCCAGTCGGCGTTCCTGTAGATGCTAGAGTTGTAACAATGCTCGTTGCATTTGAACTGAAACTGTTAGAGCCAGTCAAGTCTCCAACCATAGTTACAGTTGCCGCCCCACCCAATCTTGCGTTAGCAAGGGCTTGAGTATTAGCAACAGACATTTTTGTATTAAGGTCTACTTGTCTGGCCGCTTTATGTCCTCCAGCGGTAGAACCATCATGAATACGGAGTTGGTCGAGAGTGGTATCGACTGATAGTTCTCCTTCTGCACCAGTGAAGGCATCATTCTGTGCAGTTGTCCCTCTTCTAAATTGAACTGTAGTTGCCATTCTTTTAATCCCTTACTAAGTAACTGTTCCTAAATCTTGTGTCTTCTGTCTACCCTTTGGCTCCATCATACTATATGTATTTGCTGTTAGAACACCAAAAGGATCGGTTGATAACTGTGTTTGTCCTACAAAAGCATCATCTCCATCATAATCACCTGTAGGAAACTGAGTGAGTGTGCTATCTGTAAAGCCTGTTCCCAAAACATCATCACCAAGTCTTCCGTCATTTCTGACAGAAGTAACACCATTTATTACGATTCCTGCATTTGCTGAAATTACAACATTCGCAGTAGGATCATTTTTATCTGAAATTTCAAGTGTGCCGCCAGCACCGCTTTCTTTTAGTGCAACACCACCCAGAGTGATTGTTCCACCAGACAAAAATAATTCACTAAATGCTCTTTCAGCAGAGCCTAAATTATATGTGTTATTAGCAGAGGGAATGATATCACCTGAGAGAGCAACATTGCCTAGAGCGGTATTGCCAGTGACATTTAGAATAACGATTGTTGTAGTTCCACCGAGATTAGCATTCTGTAATGCACCAGTTATGGTGTTGGCGGTAATGTTACCGTTAGAATCTATAATCTCTAGTGTGTTTACACTAAGACCGTTTTTTACTACAAAGTTTTTTTGTGCCACAGGTTCACTTTCCCCTATTGCTATATTAAATGTTATTTATAATAACTCTATGCTACGCTACCCCAATCATCTGAAGCGGTTGACGCTTCAGCAACAGAACCCAAATCAATTACACCACCATTGTCATTTTCAAAGTCTTGGGCAGCATCGCCTTCAAAGGCCTCAGCATCATTGACTTCAATCAATGTTCTATTAAGAGATATAACTGAATGATATGCGGCAGTTGTGGGCGTGAATGTTAGATTCACATTTGCACCAACGATTGTCGCTCCAAAATTACCAAGACTTGCTTTGCTAGAAACACAAAGTTGTCCAAATTCTGTAAAGTGGACAGTATTGTTGCTATGAAGAACTAGGACATCAGATACTTGATGCCCATCAATATTAGAAACTTGAGCAGTATACTTAGCACTTCTATAACTTGCTTTTGCGAATCTATCAACAATAGTTGCAGTATTGATACTAGTGTTTGCATTTACAGTTAATGTCTGTCTAGCATCATCTTGCCAAGTTACAGTTCCAGAACCGTTTGTCTTCAGAACTTGACCATCTGAACCATCTGTGGTAGGTAATGTAAATGGATTTGTATTACCAACAGTCAGTGTGCCAATCGTTGAGGATGTCGTATTAGCACCAATTTCAAAAACAGAAGAGCCATCAGACGAAAATAGTTTACCATCTCTGGTATTAAGAGCAATTTCGCCCGCTGTGATATCACTAGTGGTTGGCGCCTTGCCTTGAACGGCACTGCGCTTTATTTTTACTACTGACGCCATATCTATGGCTCTCCTTGTTCAATGTCTATAAAGACCGTCTAATATAATTATATAGTTTTAATATGTTCCGCCGTCAATAATAGCGTCCAACTGTGCTAGTCCATAGCCAGTGTCGCTTGTATTAACTGTAGTTGTTGGTTCTGCATCTAGACCAGTGTAGAACTTAAATACACCATCGCCAGCATCTCTGAAGTAACCAGCATATTGGATAGCACTGTTTCCACTTACAACATACTTACCATAGACACCAGTATCTACTGTGTCTGCGGCGTTGTTAGCAGAAAGTTTAAGCATACTGTCATCAACATTAACCGTTGATGAAGAAATGTATGTTACAGCGCCTTGAACTTCCAAGTTACCATCGACTGATAGATTACCACCAACACTAGCAGCACCTGTAACTGTCAAGTCATTGCCAATTGTTACATCGTTTGGAAGACCAATTGTAACTGCCGCAGTTTCAGAACCAGAGCCTGATACTTCAATCTCGTTAGCAGTACCAGCAACAGTTGCAACATAGTTACCTGTCGTATGTGTGCCAAGGTCAACTGAATCTGCTTGCTGTGTGACTGCAATATTGATTGCAGAACTACCATCAAAGTTAGCAGTACCAGCAACATCACCAGAAACCTGAATCGCTCTTGCTGTAGCAAGTTTCGTTGCTGTTGCGGCATTACCAGAGGTGTTAGCGCCAATATTGTCGCCAAGAGCAACAGTTGGTGTAGACCCTTCACCACTACCACCAGTGATGACAACTGAAGAGTTGGAAGCAGAGATGCTTTCGATATAATCGCCAGTTGTGTCTGTGCCAAGTGCTACACTATCAGCCGCAATTGTAGTTGAGATGTTAATACCAGCAGAACCATCAAAGTTTGCTGTACCAGTTACATCTCCAGAAAGTTGAATTGCTCTAGCAGTTGTTAGAGTTGCCGCACTACCAGTTGTATTAGATGAAATTGTATCTTCAAGTTCAAATAGAATAGAACCGTTTGCTTGCTTGGTAATATCTAAGTCTGTGCCAGCCTGAAGTAGAACACTGTTAGTTGTTGGAGTAGTTTCTCCAAGCAATTTGATGTATGCACCAGCACCAGTAGTTGGTTCATCAACTGTAAGGGCGAATGTCTCACCACCAACAGCAGTAACACCAGCACCGTTACCAACATATAGTCGTCTGTCAAATAAGTTTACAGCAATTTCACCTGTCTCTAGGCTGCCTGGTGCGGCACCCGCTGAAGATGAACGCTTTAGTTTAATAATGGAAGCCATTTTCCGTCACTCCTAAGTTATCTGAGTCCACTCCCCTTGCGAGTGGTATTATTCTTTTCTCTATTTATAATTACCGAACTTGGAAGATGTTTCTTATAGTAATTCACTTCATCTTTAAGTTTACTTATTTCTTCTTTCATCTCTGCAACTTGTTTGACAACATCTAAGGGAACAGGCATCTTTTTCTGTATATCAATATAGTTTTGCAGATTTTTAATTACTTCATTTTGTCTGTCTATTTCATTTTTTAAATCAACAACAAGTTTTGCATAATTTACAGCATCATCTCTATAGTCGTCCATTATATCACCTTAAAAAGAACCACCATCTAAGTCATCGAATACAGGAGTATTATTTGATGCAATCTGCATAACTTTACCAGATGAACCAGTAATACCTTCGACAACACCACCAGTCTTTACAATCAACACACTATTGTTTGTATAGTTTTGAAGTATCATCGTGCTTGTAATAGTGACATTTGCATGAGTAGCATCACCAGACGCACCACCAATCACAATAGATTCAAGATTAGCAACTTTATCGACAAGAAGTTTACCACCAATATACTCAACACTTACTGGTGAGGCAGCAGTATCAGTCTGTCCAATAAACAGTTTGTTAGAAGAATATGAGTAAGCGATTTCACCGTTAGCAAGACTTGGAGGTGCGGCAGTATTTTGACTTCGCTTAACCTGAATTACAGTATTTGCCATTAGAAGCCGTCCTCTCCACCATCAAGATTGAAAGCACCACTCGCAGGATCAAATGTTAAAATTGCTCTTTGCACATATGTATCAGTGTCAGCATCATATACAAGAATAGAACCATTTGCTTGTGATACTGAAGTATTCACATCAGAAAGACTATCCAAGCGTGAACCAGCAGTGACCTGATTCTTTAGTGTCACTTCTTGTGAAGCACCTTGGAAGGTTACTTTAAAATTGTTTTGTGCTGGTGAAAATTTTACTGTTGCCATTTAGACTCTCCTTGTCTACATATTTATAAAGAGTCCTCTATGACTTAGTAACCTCTGGTGTGATAGTGACAATACCCTCAACTAGTCTTGAGCGAGTATTAGCAGAGTTTGTAATCTCAACATCATAGACATAACGACCAGATTCCATGTTAGCAGTAGTTACTCTTCCTAATGAAAGAGTCAATTGTCCATCACTTCTTGGAGTTCCAAAAGATATAGTAAAGTTTATAGCAGTATTAGATGTATAATGCTTTCTGATTTGTCCAGCACCAGTATATCCAGTCAAATCAGTAGCAGTTCCATCAGTTCCTTGAACCGTAAGAGTTGTGGAATAATCTGTGCCCTGTTCGATAACTATGTTTGCTTTAGCGGCCATTACTTGCTCTCTAGTTCTTTAACTCTTGCGGAAAGTTCTTTCACTGCTTCGATGAGTAGTGCGTGTAGCGCATCATATTTAACCGTTTTATATTCTTCTTCACTATTCAAATCGCTTACAGTTTTTACTGCTTGAGGAAGAACTTTTTCTACATCCTGAGCAATGACACCTGCGCTTCTAGAACCATCTTTCTTCCAGTCAAACTCAACACCACGGAGTTGCTCAACTTTAGCAAGAGCATCATCTACAAGTGTGATATTATCTTTGAGTTTTTCGTCCGAAGAAGTTGTTGTTGAGAAAGCGACCACATCACCATCGACATGCAAGTCTCCATCGTTTTCAAGACGCATGTCTAAGACGCCATCTAGATACCAATCATGTGTAGTTGTGCCAATTGAATAATAATCGCTAGTATCTCTACCAATGATCCATGCATCACCACGCAAATCTGACTCAATATTTAGAGTAATTGTTCCAGAAGTAGTTACAGTTCCTCCGGTATCAAGTCCACTGCCGGCAGCAACGGTGACTGATGTTACAGTACCAGTTGTGGTAGAGAAACCAGCATCGTTGTTGAAGATACTTAGTCCAATTTCGTTCGCCGCTTTGCGTCTGTCTGCGCCGGCATCTAGAACAATAAACTCGTCTGTTCCAACCATCGTTGCGGTCATATCGGTCAACTCACTCATGTCTAGTGAGAGTGTGTGAGCAATACTTTCACCTGATGTCGCACCAGATGATGCAAGACCAGTTCCAGCGGTAATAGTAGCAACATAGTTGCCAGTTGTGTCTGTGCCTAGCGCAATACCGTTAGTAGTATTAAAGCCAGAGATTGCAATGTTACCTTTGGTGAGTTTTCTCTGAACATTAGATGCATCAACAACAACAAAGAAGTCACCATCACCATCTGTGGTTGAGGTGGATAGTTCTGACAAGTCCAGTGTGATATTTGGTGTTGAACCTTCGCCAGTTGCTGTAGTTGTGTCAAGTCCAGTTCCTACTGTAAATGATGCAACATAATCACCAGTTGTCTTTGTTCCAAGAGCAACAGAGTTATCAGCAACAGCAGTAGCGGTACCAATAAAGGTGTTAGCAACGAGATTTCTATCACCAAGTGTCCATCTATCGTTTGATTCATCAAACAAGAATGAATAGTTAGTTGCTGTTCCACGCTCAATAGTGATACCACCATTCTGAGAAGGTGTGCCACTCTCATTACTGTTTAGAACAATAATGTTATCAGCAATATTTACAGTTTCTGAGTTGACAGTGGTTGTCGTTCCTGAAACAATCAAGTTACCAGTTACAATAACATTCTCACCGACATTCAACTGACCAGCGATTGTTACATCATCTGGGAGACCAACTGTGACTGTGCCATTTGTGCGAGACACTGTTGTCTCATTTGCAGTAGCAGAGATAGCAAGAACAGCACCAGTAGCGGCATTCTTGAGTGAGACTGCACCAGAAGAAACATCAAAGTCGCCGCTATCAAACGATGCAACACCTCTTACAGAAGTTGTTGCTGGGTCGATGACATCATCATAAGTCGTTCCATCAGCAGTTGAAATGCGTAGATTGTTATTTGCTGAAGTGTAAGTTATTCCACTGACACCAGCAACATTTGTTTCAGAAATGCCAGTGACTTGTCCTCTATCATTTACATTAATGATAGGAATCTGTGTAGCAGAGCCAAAGTTACCACCACTTGTCATCGTGTTAGCAATCATCGTAGTTGTGATTGTCTTAGCGGTGATGGTGTTGTTTGCGTGTAGTTTAGCGTTTGCGCCGATTACTGTAGTAGCACCATCTTTGATACCACCACCGATAAATGCTGTGCCTGTGATATGAGCATTACCAGAAACTGTTGCTCTGTCACCACCAAGTGTTGCGGCGACATCGACTGTCAGCGTATCAATAGAAGCAGTTCCATCTACATAAAGATTTCTCCACTCTTTTGATGCACTACCCAAGTCAAAACTATCATCATCGTCAGGAATAATGCTGGAATCTATGAGACCATTAATAACGATGTTGTCTGTATTGTCACTACCAAGAGTTACATTACCCTCAAAATCAGCAGAAGTTGTCGATACAAGATTTGTAAATCTTCCAATCGGTGAAGTAAATGTTTGTCCTGATGCAAGAGATGTCGCACCAGTAACAGTCAAGTCACCACCTACAGTGAGATTGTTATCGGTTGTTATTGTATTAGCATATAGAGTATTCGCATAGATTTCGTGCCAACGATTGTCAGTTGCACCCATACTTCTCTGTGATCCTGTCTGTGGATCAAAGTCTGAATCAACTTGTGCTGTAATTGTAAGTGTATCAGCCGCACTATCACCAATGTCTACATTGCCATTTAGTGCAAAACCGCCATTAAATGTTGCAGTTCCGTTAGCAGTGAAAGCACCACTCACACCAAGTGTATTGAATACACCAGCGCCACCGTTTGTATTATCTGCCCAGACTGTTCCCCATTTACGAGTAGCAGAACCTAGATTTCCTGCGGCATCTGTTTTAGGAATAAGTGAAGTAGAAACGCCTTGACCAGCAGATGTTCCCATTGAAAGTTCATCGACATATGCAATGCCATCAATATAGACATTTCTGAACTCTCTGTTAGGCGCACCAAGGTCTACTGCATCATCAGAGTTTGGTAGAATGTTTGCGCTTGAAGTAAATCCAGCGGCTACAACATTAGCAGTGAATGTTGCAACACCAGAAGAACTGATGTGACCCACAATGCTATTTGATGAATCTGCAATCTGAAAACGACTATCGCCAGCGGCGTCAACAAGTTTTAGATGAACATCAGAGTCGCCAGCAGTAACATCAGATGCTAGATGTAGATAAGCGTAGTCTGTTCCATTTGAAAAGACGACTGCTGGTTGACCACCTTGTGCAGTAAATGAAGAGTTAGCACCAGATAGAATAATATTTGAAGCATTAGATGAAAGGTCAGTGATATCTCTGAGTGTTAGTGATTTGAATGCAGGATTATCTGTTGCTCCAGAAAGTCTGAGAAACTGTCCAGCAGTTCCACCTGAGATAATCAAACGAGAAACATCGCCAAGATTCACACGGTCATTGCCAGCAGTAGTGAATGTGACATTACCAGTGAATGTTGCATTAGCAGAAACAGTAAGAGATGTTGCTGATACAGTTGTGTTTGACGCAATCGTTAATGCTCCACCTGTTCCAGTAGAGTTATTTCCACCCTTTAGAGTAGATGTTCTAATATTTGTCGCACTAAATGAACCTTGAATGTGAGCATTACCAAGTGCAACGCCACCCCTTTGTGCTGAACCTGCTCTCGTTACAGTAACAACATTGTTACTGATAACAGTAGCGGCGAGATTTGTATTCAATCTCCAAGTATTAAAACTATCACTTAGATTTGTGTTTGATACTGCAACAGTCATTTGTTACCTTCTTTATCTATCATTTGTAAGAGAAGAGATTTGATTTCTGAAACATCTTTTTTAAGTTCGTCAATCTCTTCATTTCTTTTTCGTTCTTGTTCTCTTCTCATCTTATATTTAGATAGAGCATCCATATCGACACTGAGAATAGCAGAACTATTTTTGTCTCTGACTAAATCATCATTGTCTTTCACCTTCACATAATCATTCATGCTTACCTCTGAAGTGCAATTGCTCTCATATCTTTGACAAGAGGCACAATATTTGTTCCGCTACTTGTCATTACAATCTTAATTGCGAATGTCTTGTAAGTAGCATAAACAGCACCATCTGAATCTCTATAAGATACAACATTGTTATTAGCACTATTTAGTTTCGCTTGATTATCGGCATTTGAACCGAGGAAGTTATCACCATCTGTATTTGCAGAGAAGCCATACTCAAACTCTTTGAAGTCTGTTGTATCAACACTATCTGAGATTACATTAGATGCGGTAATCTGTGTGAGTAGTGTGTAGTCTTTATCTTCAAATGCTTGACCATCTTCAGCATTATGGATTCTGGCGTAGACTTTAACATCAGTGCCAGAAGGCTTGTATGCATTTACATAAATTTTGATATCTTCAGCATCTTGTCCATCAGCAAGTTCGATTGGCTTAGAGATGTATCTCATATCAGCATTACCAACTTCATTGATTTCAGTGCTAAATGAGTTGTTAATAAAGTTCTCAATAACATATGCATTTGCTCTTGACAAGTCAACAACAGGTGATAGTTTCGTATCTGTAGTTGAAAGTGTTCCTTTTAGAATGAGTGACTTCTGAGAACCACCAACTGCGGCTAGCCCAGACTCATTTGTAAGGCCGAAGACTTTCTTTTCAGCATCACGGAACTCATTCTCAACACCCAAATCGATATTGGTATAAGATGTGCTAATTGTTCCGCCAGTGCTTGTAAGTCTAGCACCCCAAGATGCAGAAGTGTTTGCATAAGTTACTTGAGGAATCTTAGGAATAAGAGCATTCATCACAACATTGTTAGCGGCTAGAACTCTAGCAGATGCACCACTCACTGTGCCACGAATGTAGCCATTTGCGAATGACGCAGAGGAGCCTTTTACATTCATTCTTAGATTTGTTGTATCTAAGAAATCAATAAACCCTGATGTGGTATTTGCAGTAAACGATACAACATTTCCTACGAATGTGCTTGCACCAACATACAGATTTTCAGCATCGCCCGTTGTTGGGAATGTGCCATAGTTGTCAATTTTAATAGCAACTTGACCACCGCCATATGTTCCGATAGAACGAATTGTTCCATTTGCGACATTTGTTTTATTTCTAATGACGGTTCCAACTGCAAGGTCTTGTGTATTTGCAACAACAAGAACAGATTCACCAGTTACTTTCTCTTCAGCATTAAATGTTCCTGTGATATTATCAAAGTTCAAGAAGTCAACATCATCGTTTTCAATGTAGACTGTGCCAGTGCTTGTTGTGAAGTTAGCACGATATAGATTGAACTTCAAGTCTTCTGCTTGAATTGCAGTCCAAGCCTTATCATTAGCAGATGAGAATAGAACACCAGAAGCAGGCTGTTTATTAATGATACGACTATCATCAACATCAGTGCCACCAAGTTCACCAACCCAGACAGCATATTCATCATTGTCACCTGCAGGCTTCAATGTGATACAGTAGTCTTTACCAGACTTCAAGAATACTGGTGAGTCGAATGTGAACTGTGTCTCATCACTTCCGCCGCCAGTTCCGCTTGAGTTAGCAGAGATAGCAGATGCTTGCAATGTCTTAGAAGCATATGGTAGAACGATTGGAGTTGGGAAGCCATTTTCAACTTCACGAATCTGAAGTGTGATTGGATATGTGCTTGACTTTCTACCAAAGAATACGCCAATCTTTGTAGCAAAGATACCTTCAGAGTTGTCTCCAGTGTCAACTGTGAATGTCTGTGATAGAGGGTCATTATTATTATCACCTTCTTCTCTGACAGTAACAGTGCTTGTGTCTGTTCTAGTATCTGTAACTCTTTCTGTCTGAATTTGTGGTGTTACAAGATTAACAGAAGAACCTCTTTGTGTGATATCTAGAGGAATGCTTGTGTAATCACCAAATGCAGAAGTTGTAATCAAATCAGATTGAGTAACAGTATTTGCAACATCTTTTAGAGAAAATCTCTTTGTTCCTACACGGAACTTGAGACTATCTGTGTTAGGCAGTCTAAAGTTACCATAAACTGTTCCTGTGCTATCTGTTACAAGATTTGCACCTTCAATGCCAGTGTTAGCGAATGAAGAGTTTGCGGGTGTGCAGAAACTTGATACAAGTTCATCATCAAAGTATGCAAACACTCTTGTATTTGGCTTCATGCCAATACCAGTAAACTTAATCAAACGAGAACGCATGAAATCACGAACGGCAACATTCTCTACAAAGTTTCCAATATTGAATGTTTGTGTAGAAGGACTGATTGAAGTTTGAATACCGTTGATAATCTGTTCAGTCTGTGTGGTAACTTGATTACCTTGCGTAGTTTCGACACTTGAAACAGTAGTCCAGTTACCCCAATCGATGCCAGTAATTCCTGTGCGATTTGCAATAAGTTCAATCGCTTCATACATACCATCAAAGTCCAACTGAATATCAGGTAGAGTTGTAATATCAGGAGTATTATCCATCGGTGGATCAAGAACAACTTCACCCTTCCAATTGAATGTAATTTCTTGAACTGGATTACGAAGTTTGCTTGCAAAAGGCTGACTAATCTCATTAGTATGAGTATATGAGAGTGTTAGCAAGTTACCAGTCTTAGTAACATTTGTAGATGTTAGAGACTTGTCTTTAGCAAGAGGAATATCAGTTCTATCGAATGCAGGTCTTAGAATGTTTCTATTTCTATCGATAGATGCTTTATATCCAGTCTTTGTAGTATCTGATAGATTGTGTCCATCAAAGTTTTCTACAAGGAAACCATTCTTAAATCTTTCAAGTCCAGTATCACCAAAGAGTTGCTTGTTTCTTGCACTTGTTTCGAGGGCATTAAGTGAAGTATAGTATTCAAGATTTTTGATACGGTCTTCAATTGCTCTCAAGTCACGCATTGTGTATCTGCGATTATTCTCTAGTGTCAACTTGACTTGATAATCTGTTCTGCCAGTTTCTCTTGCAACTTGTGAAGAGAGTGACGGATATACAGGAATATCTAGAACACCAATAGTCATTGTGCCCGCTTTTTCATCAGGCGTTTTTGGTGCAAGAGATGCGACACCTTTAATAACTTCAACACGACCTGTGTCTGTTACTACGATTCTATCTTTACGAGGTAGATAGAACTGAACATCAGCCTGAAAGTTTTCATCAGGTGTTGGGAAGTATGATCCATCAGCATCAATATTAAAAGATGAAGATGCAGTAGGATTAGTAGGTGCAGATGCTACTGTGCCAGTTGCAGAAACAGCAACAGTATTTGCCTTGAATGGTCTAAAGTCGATAGCATCACGCAAGTCAAAAGTCTTACCTGTCGTAGGAGAGGTAAATCTTGGAATATCTTGTGTCGTAATAGCAGTTGTGTTTGCTGTGTTCGCATCATCAATTGGATACGAATCTACAGAAAGGAATCCGATACCCTGTGAACGGTCTCTACCAAAGTGATGGAACTTTACCATCAATCCAGCATTGGTCGTATTCAATGTGCTTGTAGGCTTCTTTTTTAGATATGCAGTATCGTAGAATGCATCTTTCATACCAGTATCTAGTTCAAAGTGTGAAGTAACATCATTGTCAGATGTTCCAACACCTGTGTTTGAACCTTTGTAAACTGCTACGAGTTTGAATACATCTGATACACCAAGAGGCCAAGGACCAGTTGAAGATGCTGGATTTGAACCTGTATTGATGTGAACAAACTTATCTTTGTTTACTGTCTTTGCAGTCTGAACCGCAGAACTTCTCAACACATTGAAGTATACAGAAGCAGTGAACGATGAAAGATTTGCTTGCTGTAGATTGATTGAATGTGTTGTGGAAGATGACGAAATAGTTCCATTGCCAGACAAGTCAAAGATATATCCTGTCGGGAATAGTGTTCTGTGTGGCAATGTAGCACCAGCCCGAGTTACAGCGACAGTATTGGCAACTTTTATTGTAGTGCTATTTGTAACCTCTGTAATTCTTTCATTATAAGTGTTACCACCATCAGTGATACGAATGAAATCTCCCACTTGATATGCAGTATCAAATGCAGTTCCAGAACCAGTAATTGTGTTACCAGAAATTGTGGTAATTGTTCCAGCATGTGCATCAGTTGTCGCTTCTGCTTTTGAAACAACAAGAATATTTCTCTCTTCAGTATTTGTGAGTGGTGTTCCGGTTTCATTGAGCGTTTCTGTGCCACCAGCGTGTGCAGAGTTTGCTGTGACTGTCGCTTGACCAGCAGTAAAAGTAACTGTCTTTTCTGTTCTAAAGACGAACTGTGTATCAACTGTGCCGGCGGAATCTGTAAGTTGTTTTGTTCCCTTTTGTGTGAATGGGAAGACAAGAGTGTTTAGACCAGGCTCTTGTAGTTTTGCATCTCCACTCGCATTCAGAACAATATCAGCCATTGACTTAGGACCAGATGAGTTGTTCTCATAGATACCACGAACATCTGAGAATGACTTGCCAGCATTCATTGAAATGTCAAAGAGATAGATGCGGAACTGACCATTGTATGTGCCAGGAGTTCCACTATGCCACTGAAAGCCACGAACCCTTGCAGTTCCAATCTCTGAGCCTTGGGCTCCTTGTGTTCCTAGATTCTTTCCTGAAATACCCTTCTGTGCGGCATCACGCAAAGATACTTGACGAAGGCCTTGGAAGTCCCAAGTGCCAACAACCTCTTTTGTGATAACATAGTTGCCAAATCCTTGCGAAAGGACTCTTGCATCTTTCGTTTCAAAGTCTGTTGCTTTATCAACATCTTTATACAAAGGATTGATAAGTTCTACTTTGTTTCCGTTCACATAACCAGCACCCTTTTCAATCTCTGCAACGAGTTTGAGATAGTTGCCATCTGAATAACGACCAAGATTTGTGCCAGACTTTAGATGTTCACGAATACGAGTATTAAAAGGACTTACTGCATAGTTACCATTTGTTTCATAAGTTCTTTCAGCAATATATTTGCCTAGGTCTGAGTAAACGGTATCTGTATTCTTCTTTGTAACGAGACCATTTGTAACTTCTGCAAGTGTAACGAATGTAGTTGTATTAGCAGAGTTGAGAGGACGAGATACAAGTGTGGGTGTAATTTTTAGACGATTAGCACCAGGTGCGGCAAAGTTAGTTGCACCCGTTGCATTATCAAGAAGTGAACTATCTTGATTTGAATCAACTAGCGTTTCTGTGCTTTCAAAACCAATCTGAACAGAAGGTGTGCTATCAAATTTATTTACAATAATACTTTGCGGTGCGACACGAATGAAGTTGCCTTTATGATATAGAATACCATCACCAACAGTGGCTCTAAATCCTTCACCGGTCGCACTAGAAGCGATTGTGTTAGCCGCAACAATGAAAGAGTTGTCTGAACGATTACGAACAATTAGACTTTCATTATCGGTAAATGCCTTTGTCGTGTTATTAGCACCTGAGTTTGTATATTGAACAAAGATTGAGAAGAAGTTTGGATTAGCGGCTTCTGAACCTTCTTTTGCATCAATCAACTGTGCAGTCATACCAGAAGTTGCGCCAGTTACTGTCGCATTTGCTACAACTCCACCAGAGAAGAAGTCTGAAAGAAGAATAACACGATTGTTAGCATCTCTATCTCTTAGTTTAACATACTGAACTTTTTCGGTCTTGATAGGAGAACCAGTTACGATTGTTCCATCAACCAAGATTTCATCACCAAATCTTTCAATCTGATTCTGAAGGATAGACTGTAGTTGTGTTAGTTCTCTTGCCTGCACAGCAAATCCAGGACGAAATAGCACACGATGAAAATTTTTATTTTCAGCGAAATCGTCAAAATATGGACTTTGATTTAGATTTGTTTCAATCGTCATTTATTTTACCTTTAGAAATCCAGAATGATTT